GCCGTCGTTTGTTCTTTTTATTTTTTGATTTTCAGAACGCAAACAACTGAAACACAACAAAATAAGATTTTCACCGATGTAAAACACCCCTCATTTTTGCCTATTTTCAAGTACGTTTTGTTTTCGTTTTACCCCATTATTAGCCGTTAAATAGTAAGATTTTCGGGCAAATCATCGGGATAACTGCTTAATTCCTTCTTGATTAGGTCGGAATAAAGACCATATAAAAGGTAAATCATTGCACTTGGAAGCTGTGTTGTTAGTCCTGGTCTTCGCTTGAGTTCCTCCTTCTTCTCTGAAGCTTTGTCGAGTTCTATTTTGCCGTTGGTTTTCTTCAACGGACTGATGAGAATTGCACTGCAAAGGTAAGGGCATTCGTTCTCATCTATTCGCACCTTTGGAAGTGAAGGAATCTTCTCACCAAAGAGCAACTGACAAAGACGAAACTGCTGCCAATGGTAAATAACAGGTGCACCCTCATTGTAGAGGATAACTGAAAAGCCGTAACTCTCTAAGGCTGCCTTCATCGTCAGTGAGTCAGTAGTTATCTGCTCTAATTCCTCACGTGTCTTGTTACCAGCACGGTCGGGATAAAGGTGTATGACCTTATTTACCGCATCAGTACCAAAGAATGAATACACCTGCTGCGCAAGGTTCTGCTGGTCATCGGGTATATACGCCCAAAACTCCTTGATTATATCGAACCGACTACCATAGTCTTTTTTCTGTCCAACGATGAGCGACTGAAAGTTACCAGGGTCGTAACCAATGTAGAGTGGTTCGTGCTTATCGTAATGTCGAAGATAGCGAGCGGTCAGGGTAAAGTGGTCCCTGAGGTTCAATTTCAAAATCTGGTCATAAATATAACTATCCTTGAACTGGTGTCGCTCGTGGTCGTAGGTAGTGAAGAACTTGTTAGTCACCTCTTTGTGACGAATAGCACAAATAGCCGTCAAGAACTCATCCATGTCGAGCGTGTCGAGCTGTGTCTTGAAGAATTTAGGACCCAAAATGTCCTTATTACAAAACGATGAAGCACGGATATAGTAGATTGCATTCCTTCGCATATCTGCCAAACGTGGTTTCCAGCGGGCAACAAAGGCATTAAGGCGTTCATTCTCAAGTCTGATTTTCTCCATTGTGACTGGGTTCTTCGTGTTGCGAAGTTCCTGCTGAAGCATAAACTGCTTATAGAGCGACTGATTGATAGCGAGCGACACACTGGCTATCTCCTCGATGAGCTGTCGGTCCATCTTGTTTTCGTATTCCTCAAACCAATCGTCCTCACCAAGGTCGACACGTGCCGTATCGCTCACACCTGTCACGCCTTCATAGTAAGCAGAGCGACGGATGTCAGCTGAACCACCACGGAGGGAAGGGAAGAGTCGTGACTTGAGTTTCTCACCGCTGTTGTGCTTCATCTCTTCGACGAATGCATGCACGGCATTACGACCTGCGACACTCTCAGGCTGATCAGAAGAAACCAACTGGAGGTGTGCGCCATTGCGAAAGATGACCGAGTGCTTAGCGTAGGCAATAGGGTAGCGTGGTCGACGGAAGTGTGAAGGTAGCTTTGCTTCGCCCACCACGTAGTCGATGCCATATTCCAACATTGCTCGCTGTTTCCCATTCACGATGACAGGACGTGAGAACGATGCTTGGATGTTAGGCCAGACGTTCGTCATCAGTGCGACGTAAGTCTTATGCACAAGGAACGAAAGCTCACCAGGCATGTCATTCGTCACACGGATAAGACGTGGAACGATAACGCCCTCCGTCTTACCCGTCGCACGAGCCCACTCTGCATAGAGCATATTCGGGTCGATGATATTCGCCAACAGCTGCACACGGTTCATGTAATAGTGTTCAAAGTCGACTGTTGGCTGTTCGTTGTTTTGTGTTGTTAGTTCGTCAGTCATTTGGAATCTCCTCTACTATTTCAGCGTCTTGTATGTCAGCATCACGCAGCAGTCGCTTCTTCTCCTTCTGCTCAATAGGCAGCGAGTCGATAAGCGTGACATAAAAACCTTGATTGTGTTTTGCTGCAATGTCCTTGAGACTCTTCTTTGAGAAGCCAAGTTCCTCTGGACTTAACTCTGGAGAAATCAAGAAGAGAACTCCTAAGTCTCTATCTGCTTCTGCAATTTCTGAAGACCTGCGACGACACTCAAGAGCAGCATCATAGCACGATTTCATACCTTTATAGTCGCGATTAAGTGCGCAGAGTTTAGCAAGGTCTTCATATTTGTTTGCAAAATTGCTCTCCCAAACCTTTATAGGAACATTGCAGTCAACCTGAAAGTAGTTGATTGCCTGATAGATTCTCGCCATACAAGTACGTTCTTCTATCTTTATCCGTTGTTCAGCGTTAATACGAAGCTTCAGTTTCTTAGCTGCTCTCGTAATATTACGTTCGTGCTCGAATATTTCAGCTGACCATTGTAGCTGTTGTAAGAAGAGCTTAACATCCTGAGGAATACCATCGCAATCTCCATTCGTTAAGAATGCAGATATAAGGTCTGGGTGAATGGAGTCTAATTTCTCAAGTTGACTTTTCATATTCCAAATAATTTTAAACGAAGGTCCTTCTCTGCACGCTCATTCTTGCGTTCTTCAAGCAGAGTAATAGAATCGTTATCTCCTTTCTCTGCTTTCTTCGCAAGTTCAGCATCTATATTATATTCTCCAAGTGCGAGACCTTGTAGGTAAGCTTCGTAGTACACATCACCAGGAATGGATATACGATATAGCAATGCTTCTCGCTTGACTTTTCTTAAGCCAAGTAGCTGACAAATACGTTCGGGCGTATAGTTTAACGCTCCGAACGTTCTGATTTGATTTACATATTCATCTGAAAGTATCTCTTTTTCTACTAATTCTGACATAGAATTATCTTTTTAGTGTCATCTTCTGATAGGACTACACCACCTCTCTCTAACAGTATAGGCTGCTGAGGAAACATGGACATAAATCTTCGAACAGTTGCCGACACATATTTAGGATCGATTTCCATTCCATACCCAATACGGTCCGTCTGTTGACAGGCCATAATAGTCGAACCTGAACCAGAGAAGACATCAACAACCACATCACCATTTTTGGTGCTATTAGTTATCGGGTATGCCATCAGTGCAATAGGTTTCATAGTCGGATGGATTCTATTTGCCTTTGGCTTATCAAAATTCCAAATGGTAGTCTGCTTTCTGTCGGAGTTCCAAAAGTGAGCAGCACCTGGTTTCCACCCGTACAAGCAAGGTTCGTGTTGCCACTGATAGTCCTGTCTACCCATTACAAGTGAGTCTTTAACCCAAATACAGCACTGGGCAATTTTGAAACCTGCTTCTCGGATAGCCCTGCGAAAATTCTCGCCTTCTGAGTCTGCATGAAAAACATAAAACGAACCTCCAGGTTTGACAATGGAAAACATTACATTAAATACAGACTGCAAGAAGCGAAGGAACAAGTCATTCTCCATAGAGTCATTCTGAATCTTTAGCTTGCTGTCTCCTCCCCCTTCGTAGTTAACATTATAAGGAGGGTCAGTGATAATCATATCAGCAACTCGTCCATTCATTAGTGCAACGATATCGCTCTTAGACCGACAATCTCCGCACATCAATCTATTATTCCCAAGTCTGAAAATATCACCAGGACGAGCAAATACCTCGTCATCCTCTTGTGGAATTGTGTCAACAACATCTTCTTGAATATCAGTTGTGTCACTCTCTGAAGCAAAGAGTTTATCGGTACCGACAGAGAAGTCATTTTGTTTTACGTCGTAGCCAAGATTAAACTTAGCAAGGTCATCGCCACTGATATTATACTTAGTGAATAGGAGTGTGTCTGGATTCTTTTGAGCGAACTCTGAATTATAAGCTGCAATTTCTTCGACAGCTTCCTTCTTATTAGATGCTTGAATTTCCTCGTAAGGAATCTCTGGAATCTTAAATCCATAAGAGCGAAGTCCAAGGAGGGCTTTGCGTCTTTGGTGTGCATCTATAATCCAAAGCTTACCTTCAGAATCTTTCCATACTTTGAATGAATACTTGAAACCTCGAGTGATGATGAGCATCTGAAGCTTCGATAGTTTGTCTGCATCAGGCTTTTTGAAATCTTCCTGAAGTTCGATAAAAGAGTCCAGCGGGGCAGTAGGCAAACCACCCAAATTAAAAACTTTTATACTATTTTCCATTGTAAATTATTTATTTTGTTGTTCAAGAACCATTCTGAACAGTCGCTCCTTTTCGTGATACCGCTCGAGGTTCCGCTTATCAGCCTCTCTTTTCTCTTTACGATCCTTGCGCTTTACGAACGACTTATAACGCTTGATGTTGTCGAGAACGTTCTTGTGCTGGCGGAGGAACTCGGCTGGGTCAGTGCGGAGCAACTTTATGAGTTGGGCTATCTCTGAGCGTCCGAAGAGTATCGGGTGTTTACAGAGGAACTTACCAGTATCGTTTAACGCTTGCAGCTCGGCAAATGCTTGAAGATTGCGGATGCGCAGTTCTGCCATTTCTGCTACGGCTTGTGCGGTGGGCTTTGTCTCCAGCAATTCGTCGAGCTGCTTCATCTTGCGCCAAGTGTTGATGCGGTCGTTATAGATAACAGTTGCCATCTGTACGTCCGCATCAGTAAGGTTTTCCCAGTCTATTTTCGGGTACTCTTCTTCTTTTTTTTTGGAGTTGCTTTCGCCTTCTCCTTCTTAGAAGAAGCATCGCCACCCTCTCCTTCCGATGGGTCCTCGTTGCCTTCGCCACCGTCAGCGTCTGGGCTTTCATCTCCATTGCTATTGAGTGTTTCAGGGTTCTCGTCGCCATCTTCAGAAGAGTTGTTGGCGTTGTCATTGTCATTATCCTCGTCGGCTGCTTGATTAGCATACTCACGTCGATTACGTACGATTTCGTCGTGCTCACAATGGTCGAGAAGCAAGAAGAGTATCTCCTCGTGATTCTTCTCAGGCGAAAGGTCGAAGCGTGTGAAATCGGTAAGGTGTGGTGCTTTCTTGTGCAGCAGGGCAAGGTCGGCTTCCACAACTGTGGGGCTGACCAGCTTATGGAAGTGCGTTAATTTTTCTTTTGCGCTGTACATATTGTAAAAGTAAAATGGTGAATAAGTCCCCTCCCGTATCAGGGAGGGGTGAGGGGTTAGGCTTCAGTTCTTGAGACCTCGACAAGTGTTGTGGTGTCAAGAACTCGGAAGGTGATAGACGCACCTGTCTTCGCAGTCCAGGTTGCACCCTCCTCAAGAACGAAGGTAGAACCATCAGCGATGGTTGCAGGTTTATCGGTACCAGCACCAACGAGTGTGATGCATCTTCCCTTATCGCTCTTGCTGAGTCCACTGACTGTAGCGATAGCAGCAGCTGCTGACGTTCCATTTGGAATCGTGTATGTGTTACTGCCTGCTGTGATAGCGATATCTGTTGCATCTGCATTGACAGCAGTAGCAGCAGTAACAGCTGGGTTACCTGTGTAAATAAGTGGAAGGTCGACTGAGCTTCGCTTAAAGGTCAGAGTCGTGTAACGACCGTCCTTATCGTCCTTCGTCTCTGTATTAGAGAGGATGATTGGACGCTCGAGTTCACCAACGATGTACCACTCTTTCTTCTTAATGTGCTTATAAAGAGCGATAAACTTACCACCGCTGTACTCCTCAATGAAGTTATAGAGGTTCGCACGAGCTCCACCCATTACCATTACAAGCTGATTCTCGCCTGTGGTGGTGATGTCGCCCTTCTCTGTGGTACCAGTGAAGGTTGGAATATCGTGTGCCTCGAAGTAATGAGGAATCTCATTCGGTTTCAAAGGAACAGGCGCAACCTCACGGTTAGCGTTAGGTTGTGGAAACTCCTTTGTGCGGTCGATTTGGTCGAGTGCAATGAGATAAACGATGTAAGAGATAGCACTACCGTGTGTATCTCTATCAGACACATCGTCGACGTGACCGAGCAATGCCATTGAAGCGAAGGTGACACCTGAACCAGCAGCAGCACCGAGAGAGTGGTCAATCAGCGCAGCTACGAGCATGAGGATGCCAAAAATCGCAAACGTAGCCATGAACATATTGCGTGACTGACGATTTGCGTAATTAAATCCTTTCATAGGATTATACGCACGATAGCGTTTCTGAATATTGGGCTTTTTCATTTCTATTTCTATTAATGATAATTATTGATTTAAGAAAGGAACTGAAGAGGTAAAGCCGTACCGAGCTTTTAATTCCAAAGACTCTCCTCCCAGTTCCTTAGTCATTCATCTATCGTCCACCTGGTACGTTAGGCTGCAACTCCTTGTTGATGGTGCGCTTGCCACCGACGCAACGCTCCAACTCACGGAACTTGTTGTCGCTACCGAGGATTACCATAATGTAGTCGCCTACAGCTGTAGCGGTGAAGGTATCGGTAATGCTGTCGAACTTACCAGACTTGGTAATTTTTGGTAGCTTCGTCTTGTCACCGCACTCAATACAGTAAGCTACACCAGCCTTCGCATTCTCGATGTCGGTGATAGTTGTCAGTGTTGTGGTACTGTCGGTAATCTGCCAGAAGCCGTTATTACCGTCAACCTTATCGGTGATAGTTGCTGCAAAGAGGTTGATGAAGATCTGCTGCCACTCGTAGTTGTTCTTGTCCATCTCATCCTTAGTTGAGAAGCGACGACCTGTGAATGAAGCAGAAGTACCCTCTTTCCATACGCTCCAAGCACGAACCTGCTCCATGTTTTCCTGCATCTTCACAGAGAGCATTTCACCTGGTACATACTCAAGGAACTGAATGTTACCTGGTTCGTGAAGCATCATGAATGGAGTCTGACCGAGATAAGGCAACCAAATGATGCGCATCGTAGTGTCTGGCACCACGCTCAATGCACCCATAGGTCCAGCGAAGTCTGTGTCCTTACCATAGGTAGAACGAACGTTCTTAATCCACCATGCCTGATGGTTCTTATTCAAGTAAATGAAGTGGTTGTCGAGGTCCATGTCCTCAGTGATTGAAGCACGAACGTCAGCAATGAACTCTTGAACAGAAGCGAGGAAACTTGCCTGTGTATAGGTGCGGTATGTACCATCATCGTGTGGCTTGATGTCGTACTGATGAACATAACGCAGCAAGGTGTAGAGAACACCAGTAGCAGCATTGAGGTAGCTACCTGCAACACCCTTATCAGGCTTCACGTAGATACCACGCATACGGCGTTTGTTCTGCTCAACCTGTGCAGCACGGAGGGTATTGAGCAACTGATACTCAATCATAGACCACTTGATAGGATCAGAGCCTTCCTTGTTGAGATAACCGATGTACTTACGCTCGATTTCTTTCATTGGACCCCATTCCATCTTAATCATAGCGTCGTCAACGTAACCATAGTGGTTCTCAATCTTCATACCGCCCTTGAAGACCTCACCAGACTGGTAAGCCTGTGAAACCTCATCGAAGAAGGCGTTGAATACGAGTCCACGGTCTTGGTAGCCGTAAGCGACAGGGAAGAACTGAGTAAGGTCACGTACCTGTAGAACACGAGCGATGAGTGCATCCTGACGAAGTACAACGAACTGATCGCCAAGACCTGCGTTGTCTACTCCATCGTAGTTCGTAGCGTAAGTTCCCTTTGCAAGTGCAGCTGCATCAAGCATCTTGTTCTGCTGAAGGTACTGATAGCGGTGCTTGAGCGAATTAGCATAATTGCTAACCTCCTTATAGAAGGCAGCACCATCTACCTGTTCGTCAACCTCTGGCAGAGCTGATGCTGCACGTGGGTTAGCTGCAATCTGATTCCAACGATTCTTCATTGAGAAGAAAGGATGTTCAACACCGAAGAGATAATCAGCTGTATTAGCGAAACCATTAACATTTAGAGGAACAGCATTCACTGTTTGCGCAGGAACATCAGGTGCAGGGTTTGAACCCATCGCCTGAATATCAGCACGCATACCCTTAATACCCTCAAGGATACCCTCAAGAGTTGCGTTGCGTTGCTGTGTAGGCTGCTGACCACCATTATCATCAGCTGATGCTGAAGGCTCACCACCATTCAGAACAGACTGAATGGTGTTCAGCATCTTCTGAAACTCATCCGCCTGCTGAGCAGTCTGTTTTGCAGCCTGTTCAGAGGCGAGGTCATCAACGAGTGTTGACTGGTACTTCTTTTGATACTCTGCGACGAGTGAGTTAAACTCGTCTTTAGTCAGGCTTTTGTCTTCGAATTTCTGCTTGAAGCCAAGAAGCTCGATGACACTCATTAGTTTTTCTTTCAAATTCATAAATAACTAAAAATTAAAGTAATACATCTATATATTGTAAATGGCAGTCTTTAGTTGCTTTGCTTCATTATATTCACGCCCCATTGTAGATGCTTCTGCGATAGCTTCCACCATCGTCTTGCAACCATCTGTCAGACCGAGTTCCACAGCTTGAGATGTGTAGAAGGTCTCACCACGCAAGACTGGAGCATCATCAGGAAGGTCTGCAAGTTTACTACGCTGTGAACGAACCTCGTCTAAGAACTGTACATTCATTGGGTCGAGGATGTTTTTAACAAATTGCTCATCCTTACCTTGACGAAGGTCATCGAACACCTTATTCTTCAGATCAGAGTTCGTGGCCTTTGCTTCGACCTTCTTAATACCGAGTTTCGCAAAGTATTCTTCGAAATCGTAGAAGCTGCACATCGTTCCGATACAACCTACATAGTCATTCTGTGTCATAGCATAGATACGCTGACCGTGGCAGCCGATGTAATATCCAGCTGAACAACACATCTGCTCATAGAAGGTGAGGATAGGTTTCTCGCAACTGCGTAGTGTTTCGCTCAAGCGATCGAGGTACCACGCTTCACCACCTGGTGAATTAATATGGAGGAAGTGACAAGATATTTGCGGATTAGCTTCAGCTGCAAGCAGGTCTGATTGAAGCTGCTTACTTGAGAAGTAGTAATATGCGTCGGACATTACGGTACCGAATACACGATGATAAGCAATACTGTTATCAGGCAGTTGCTCATCACTGAACTCATCTGTAAGTGTAATAGGAGCGGTGTTTTCTTGATTCGTTATCTTCTGAATATTCAAGAGGGCAAGATGTGACTCGAGCTGATACCAACTATGGGTGTTAAGGTAAGCAAGCATTTCATCTTTCGTCATGCTGAGCGCAGACTTTACCTCAGGTTTATCTGGTACTTTACCATTGAGCGGAAAGGCTGTTAACATAGCCTGTCGAAATCCGTCAATGGTAATAAATAGAGCTTTTCCTGAGACAAGTAGAGACTGTAATTCTTTCATCAAAACTATTTTTGATGCTAAATTACAATATAATAAGGTGTAGGCAAAAGACCTATAGAAGGGGGTCTGTGAGCATTTTACACTTAATTATGAGGTTTGCGGAGTTCAGATTTGAAGATATCTGAACTCGAGCAGGGATATCTAAAGAACCGATACGATGAGTTTTCCTATCAGATGTCTTAATAGTTACGATTGCCCTCCTCTCTATTGAGAAGGCTCTGCGGGTTTCCTCGTCAGGTAAGTCTATTACAATTGTTTTATCGCAGTTCCAATAATTACCAGCTTCATTGTCAGTAAGTTGTGGTATATATGAGAATGTGTCTGCAATGAAATCATACACTTTCTTCTTTCCCTCTCTGTTTGGATTTACAAGGGTTACTTGTACGGTGTTTAAAAACTCTAACATATTGTGTAACTTTTGAGTGACAAAAACGATAGTTATGTATGTATTAAAATATGTTAATACTACACAACTTTTTGATACTTACGAACCTTCTTAGGTCTTAGGCGGTTTCGGAAGCGGTAGTAATTCTTCAAGAGAGCATCTGAAGATATGGATTTCAATTGATAGCTACGGATGAATTCATAGATGACATCGAGGTTCCTGCGCTGACGTCCGAATTCTTCATTCTCCAACAGTACACGGTGGAGTTCGAAGTTGAACATCCGTCGTATCTGAGCTTCTATCTCCTTAGCTGCTGCTGGAGAGAGATAGTTGTAATAAGCAGGATCTTTCCAAGGACTGGATATTGCTCCAGCTCTGCGAGAAGGTAGGTGGATACGAAGATTACCGTCAATGACGTCAGGTTGATTAATGCGCTGTTTAGACATGTTCTCCCACACACAGAAGTATAGATCTGTGGTGTTAGGAATTTTGACACCACCCGTTGTAGCATCTTTTCTGTATTTTGCGCAAATATATTCTGCGAGATACTGTTCAATTTGAATCGTTACAACTCGTTTGGTGACCCATTTTTTTTGCTCCATATCTTTTTTTGGTTTTTAGCGTCCTACCGTCCTACATTCCTACAAATTTATACTTAATTAACGCAAAGTTACAGATTATCAATGAGATAACAAAATTTTATCACTCAAAAGTTTCATTATTTCACCCCATTTTGTTGCCCTACAATCCTACAAATACACATATTTTGTAGGACGACGAAACCAAAACAGAGAAAAACACGAAAAATCCTATTTCCTACAACGTCCTACAATCCTAC